CAGCATTACCTGCACCAGAGCCTACAGCCGCTCCTGCACCAGCCCAATGCATCATCTCAGGTACTATGATGATACGGAACTGATCTACAGAACCAATCTCACCATTCATAATAGTACCAGCGCTAGCATAATGCTTAACATCGATGAATGCTGGGTTACCATGCATATCAATCATAGCCCGTACTGTATTCTTTAATACTGAGCCAATTAATAAAGGTCTAGCATCAGAGATGACACGAGTATCTACCATACGACTACCTTTAATAATAGTAGTCTTCATAGGAGTACGATTATCATCTAAATCAGTAGTTAGGTTAGCTAAGTCCATATAAGTAACAATAGACTCTGTACCTGTCTCACCGTTGATCTCATTAGTTGCTGTAGCCGCTCCACCATAAACAATAATACCTGCATTGTTTAATAGGTCAATCTGTAGAGCGTCCTCTGTCATCTCATTAGCACCACGTAACATCTCGCGGTTAATGTGAGTCATTAAGCCAGACTCAGTATCAAACTGTAGAGAGTCTTTAGTATACTCAGAGAAGAAACCTAAATTTTCAAAAGTACCTTCTAAGGTAATTCGGGTGTAACCGACTCTATTGATGCGACCACCATGTTCACCGATTACAGGTAAACGTCCAGCAATATATCCAACATCCTTACTTGCATAATGTTCGGGCTAGTGCGCTAACTCTAACCCCGTCTACTTGGTGTTTCACAACACTAAGGACTACTATACGTTACCGTATAGATCAGACTATCTCTTGAACTCCATTACAGAGTCCCTTGCCGTTTCCACCACCAATAGCTTGTGGTGTACGTCCTTTCGGACTAGTCGTTAAACTCGAATCAACATCATTTTTTCTCAAGTGACTAAACTCAGGGTAACTATCTATCATAGTATTTACCGCTAAAGCCGCCAATCTTTCTGCCTCTAATTCTCCATGAACTTTAATACTAAACTGCTTAGTCTTAGTGAATCTAACCTTAGCTACAGTAAGCTTTACTTGCGCCCTGTAGTAAACACCATCTCTACTTTCTGGTTTACCCATACAAGTAACATTAAAGTATTTTGATGTAGTGTTAGTTAGCTTCTTATCTTTATTAGGCATACCTATTTTAAGTAAGCCTGTGTCTATAGCATGTTGTACATTTTGACTAGGAGTACACCATTCCAAGTTACAAACGTTATTGTTTAGTTTGTTACCGTCGATATGGTTTATTTGAGGGAGATTATTAGGATTTGGTATATGGGTTAAAGCAACTAATCTGTGAACCATAGGATATTTCCTAGGATTTCCTTTTAAGTTTGGATTGAATAAACACACACTGACATAACCTTTAGCTGTAGTTTTAAGAGCTAAAAACTTATTACTGTAATGTGAGTAAATCTTTCCTGTAGTTGTCACTTTGTATAAACCTTCATATCCTTGTAAATCTTTCATAATTAATGTCTCATCTTAGTAAGGGATTTTCCTAGGTCTTTCAACCATACAGGAGGTTCCCCTTTTAGACAAGTTATTCAATCACTATCACTAGTGAAGGGAGCCATGTGTAATTAACCCGTACATGTTACCAGATGCAGGTACATCAACACCTGTATCATCAATAACCCAAGGCTCAGGTAAAGCTTCTAAAGCTGTCTTAGTAGTAGCAAAGTCTGTATTAAATACACCTAGCTCACGGAAGTAATCTTCTGTGTTAGCTTGAGCCGCAGTTAATGCCGCTCCTGCTGTAGCACCTTCACCTGAGACATACTCTTTAGACCATAGACCCTGAGTTGAGCCAGGAGCCGCAATAGTGATGGTTACTTCACGGGTAGTAGTCACACCAGCCGCATCAATACCTTGGTCATTGATGTTAGCGTCATCAAGTAAAGGAACCCAATGATAATGACGAATCTTTTTTCCAAAATGCTTAGGCATGACTGTAGTATCAGCTAAAGGAGAAAAGTATTTCTCTTTAACTAATTCAATTAGTGCTTTACGTTTAATATGATCCGTACGAAGTTGTACACCTACAGAGGAGGCACTACCACCTGTAGGATCGTTATACGAAATTGGTTGTTCAAACTGGGAAGGCATAACCTTTCTCCTTAATTAAATAGGGTTCATCCATTCTTCGCCTTGATACTCTTTGAGAAAGTCCTCATCACTCATCTTGTACAAGTCTTGACTATCTTCTTTAGCTTTAGGTTTAGTATTTGGACTAGTTGATTTAGTCGAAACAGCGGCTTTACGTCTACTGTTTAACTGGTTATTACCCTTATTATTAGGTGTAGCACCTTCTCCATCTAGTGAACTGTCGTCACCTGAACCAGAACCACCTTGATCAAAGGCTCCTGCTTCTTGTAATTGGTTCCCTACATATTTGTATGCGTCTAAATACGGGGTATTTTGTGCTAAGTTCCCTTTAATAGTTTCCTGCTTAATAATAGTGTCGATCTGGTCATAAATACCTGACTGTATGTGTCCATTAATATCAGTTAATATTGAAGGGTCTTTCATAGCCATTGTTCGGGATTCCTCATCCCAACTGTCAGCGGTATCAAGGGTTTCTTGGTACTTAGGTTGGTGGGATAAAGTCTCCAGCACTTCTTTAATCTTATACTCTTGATCACTAACTCTGTGATCTTGTTGTTGGTAATCTTCTTGATCCAGTTCTAGTGTAAATGGATCAATCTCTGCTTGTTTTAAGAAAGCAGCTATAGCTTTAGGGTCTTTACTTCCTACAGCTATTAATTCATTTATTCTATCCTCAGACAGTAGATCGTTATTCTCTAACATCTGTAGTATCTTCAACTTAGGAGCTAAGTCTTGCATTCTTTTAGATGCACCTGCTCCTTGTTGCATTAAGCGTATAGCTTCTTTTGGTGATGTAACAGATATATCAACACCATTAGCTTTAAAAGGAGCGTAAATGGCGTCAAGTTGATCTTCTTTAGTGATGTTGGCTGAGTCTGATACATCTGCCTCTGGTTCCACTTTCTCTGTTGTATCTTGCCCTTTAGTAGTTTCAAGTTCATCAGGTTGATCTGTAGCTTTGACTTCTTCAGCCTGTGCTTCAACTTCTTCTGACTCATCTTCATTACTACCCTCTTCCCCACTTATCACCTTTTCAATTTCATTTTCAATAGAATCTGATTGGTTCATAAAGTCTTCATCAGATAGCTCACTACCGTCACTTGGTAATTCAGTATCTAAGCTCATAACTTATCTCCTGCGTTAGCTAACTCTTTTGTGTACTGTTCAAGACGTTTCTCTGCAATAGCCGCCATAGAGTAGACTGCACGGAAGTATTCTCCTAATTGGGCAATCCCCATAATTTGATGATCCAACCCCTTTTGATGCTCATCTGATTGCATGTTACTAGAGCCTTTTAAGTGAACTATTCTAATAGCGTTCTTTTCCATATACCCTTCAAGGATAACTTCTTTAAATAGAGGACTACTTTCTAATTGTTTTAATTGCTCTCTTTTATTAATAGCATCTTCTAACTCTTGAATAGTTACTTCTACTGTAATAGTTTCTTGAGGTGTTAGTACTTCTTTACTATCTACTGTGTTCATGGTTTAGTCCTTGAGGGTTGTTTAGCTTTAGCTATATCTAAGTCTTTATCTTTCTGGTTCATTGTAGCTCTATGTTGCATGTCTATCTTTTCTTTATCTCTTTCTTGATGTACACCAGACTCTTGTTCCACATAATCTAAATCAATAGCGTCTGCTTCTGCAAGTAGTTTACGCTGTTTAGCTCTCTCTGTATTAACTATTTCTAAATCTCTATCGCCATTAGCTTTATTCTCATGAGCTTTAGCCATTTCATTCTGTATCTGAGCTTCTAATAATTGTATCTTTAACTCTTGCTCTTTAACTAATAAAGGGTCTGGTTTAGGTTGGAATTCTCTTATCTGTTTAGCTAAAGCTGGCATCTTTCTTAAATCAGCTATCTCAGCTCTTATCATTCTTACTTCTTCTGGGTCTGCATTAGCGGCTCCCGTTTGGAGCATAAAAGCTAGCTCTTGTGCTTTAGCATTATCATCTTCTGCTGTAGTTATCTTAAGGTGTATATCAAATTCACCTTTTAAAGCTTCTCTTTTAATAGTAACAAATTCTTCATCAGTTACTCTTATAATCTCTTCTTCACTTAAGAAGACTGCGTTCATGGAGATTACCTTTCTTCCTACTTTTTTAAACCCTTCTGATACTCTTCTTAATATTGTTAATTCTCTCTTACTAGCCGCATCTAAAGCCCCTCTAGCCGCTGTTGCTGATTGCCCTAAAGAACTACCTGAAATTCCTTGGTTACCAGTACCAAAGGCTTTAACACCTGTCAAAGCTTCTGCTTCCGCATTCTGCATCTGTAACATAAGAGGAGCTGACTGAGGAATTTCAGGGAACTTAAACACATGGAACAACGTAGATGGATCACCTCCTGTAGATTGAAACTCAAAGTCTTGCCCTTGCTCAAACTTACGTTTATTAACAAGGTCTAGGGCATCTAATCTAGTGGCTCTTTGTCCAGTAGCAGACTTACCCATAATATCAATCATTCCTCTTGTAACAGCTCCTATGATAGCCTGATTGTCTTCTAACAATACGCCATCAGGTTCTCCATACACACTACGAATCTTTGGTAAGTAAGGAACCAGTACAAAAGGGAGTTCTTTATCTGGGAATGGGTTCTCTTCTAATCTAATAAGGGTATTATCAACCCATGTAGCTACGAATGGCTCAGCTATGCCAGTATCATTGAAGTCCCAAAATCCCCAGTATTCGTAAGCTAAGAACTTCTTACGAGGTTTATCTTTATAGTTAAAACTAGAACCACTTAAGAATTCATCATCAGATAAACTATCAGGGTCTAGTTCAGTATCATCTACTTTAGCTCCTACCTTATCTAAATTTTTATATCTACCTGTCTGTTGCTTAAGGTCAGATAAACTAGTTTCAAATTCATAAATGATAAATCCAGCATCTTCTAAATTACCTCTACATAGAGGGTCTATCATTACACTTTGATAGTCGCATACTTCTACTGTAGGTTGGTTCTTTATTACTTTCTTAACCTTAACTACTTTAACGCCTGTCTGTACTGCTTGAACCAATCCACCTAACTGAGCAGATTTCCTGAACCCTACTATCATTGCGGGGTCTACCTGTTGTAGAGCGGCTTTGGCTCCTTGTTGCATCATAGCCTGTATTTGTTGATACTGCTGTTGTAGTTGCTGAGCTTGCTGAGGGTCTTGTACTTGTTGGAAACTGTATTCAGGTTCTTCTTCATCAACCATACCTTCTCTAAAGTCCCAACCTACCCTAAAGATAACTGAGCCTTCATTAACTAAAACTCTTGAAACAGTGTCTACTAACTTTACTCTATCTAGCTGAATATTAAATTGGTAGTTTACTAACATACCATTCTGTTTAGCACTGTCTACATCAGCATGAGTTGCTGGTTCTACAGTAAAGATATTAGGAGTAGATAGGAATGGCTCAGATAGATTAGGGTAACGCCATTCAGCTTGCATTCTAATAGTCTTAGGCTGGACATTAGAAGCGTTTCTATTCTCTTTACGTTTGGCTACACCCGTTATATTCATATAGTCTAAATTACGTCTAACTTGCTCTACATGAGTATCATGATCTCCTTTAGCATTAATATAGTCATTCTTTAAATCTGCTACAGTAGGGGGATTACTCCAACCATTGTCTATACTACTAGATTCATGATCTCTAATACCGTCTTTATCTTCAATATTCACTGATTGATAACCCCATTAACTTAGCTAACTTTTTAGTATGTTTCCATCTTTTATCATAACTATGAGTGTGTTTGTTAATAATCCTAGTACAAGCGTAACTATCTTTTTTAGTAACCATACTATTACTAATAATTTTATTACCTATATTATTAATAGCCCAGAATATAGCTCCACTTACTAAAGAATACCCATTAGAACTTTTACTAATAGGAGATTCAACAAAACTAGGTATAGAACCTTTAAAGTTATGGAGCTTTACAAAAGCATCTAGGGCTTTGTTATTATTCTTAAATGTTACTTGTAATGAACCAGCTCCTTTATAGTTCCAACCGTCACCTGATTCAGGAGAACCATTACCGTATCTATTAGCATAAGCATGGTTAGCTATAGCTTCTTGGTTAGCGGGATGTTTGCCACTTCTACCATGTCCCACAGCTAGCAATTGACTATCTCTGTACACTCTAAAAGTATTCTTTAATCCTTGTACACTGTAGTTCATATTCTCTACGTCATTAAAGTTATAACCTACTTCCTCTTTGACTTGTCCTATGAAGTGACAAAGCTTAATAGTATTATCTAGTTGCAGTATTTCTCTATCTCTGCGTATACCACCTAAACCAAGTCCAACCTTAACAAAAGCTTTAGGACTAAACATTAAAGCTACAGCTTTATCTGGTTTAGGAGTATCCAACATAGAGGCAGTAATCTTAATATTCTGGTTTAGTACATCTATTGGATTAAGCATTAAAGCTTTAAAGGTATTGGCTCCTACTAATCCATCTACAACTAAACCTTGTGATCTTTGGAAGGCTCTAACTGCTTGGTCAGTAATGTTACCAAATACTCCTGTAATAGGGACTTGTAATACAGTCTGTAAAGCCTTTACTCTTAATCCAGTACTTCTAACCTTTAATAGCATTACTTTCTCCAATAGGATGATGAGCCATGCATTATAAGCATTGCGTGTATAACCTTAGCAAATCTACCTTTAAAAGTAAAAGAGGCTTGTAAAGGCTCTATTCCAGCTAGAACATTAATATTATGATGAGCATAAGAATCAGCTTCTATTTTATGAAGAGTGCTCTTATGCTCTTTAGAAATACTGTACTCAGCATCGTGGTATAACCATACCTTAACTAGATTAACTCCTATAAACTTCTGAGCCATCCAACAGAGAGACTTACTAATTAAACCTGAGCCACAGCCATTCCCAAGGAAGCCTTTCTCTATAAGCTCATTTGCGTGTTCCGATATTAATAAATCTCTCATGGTTTAACTCTCCACTAAGTTAGTACACTTAAAACAGCGCCGTTAATTGCGACAGTCTTGCCTATATCTGCATTACTAAATTCTACTAATCCTGACATGTAGTAAAAGTTTACCTCACCCACACTAGGAGTACCTAAACTTCCTGCTCTATTATTAACATCATACGCACCAACTGCTCCTACCATATTTACAGTAGCAAATACTCCATTAAGAAATACTTCAGGAGTATTTGCTAAAAATGCTCCAGTAGTATAAGGAAATCCTCCTATGAACCCGTCACTGTAAACACCAGTACCTGTAGTCTTATCCCCTACATACATTATAGTGCTTTTAACTTTATGATAAATAGTAACGTCTGTTAGTGCACTATATGTAGTATCATTTTTATACATATCACAACACACACCTGATGTCACTAAACTAGCTTGTAGATACCCATTACTGCCTATTTGGTTAAATACAGTACCATCCCACTTATACAATTTAGCTATTTCAGTACTTTTTTCCCATTCAAACTTATAGCGATCACCAGCCGCTAAAGTGTTAGCTATGTTTTGAGTAGTTCCGTCAGAATCTTTAAAAGTACAGTTGGTGGCATTTAAGCTTACTGATACAGCGTCTGTATCGTTATCAGTTACTTTATTCACAGAATTAAACCTAAGTCTCACATAATTACTGCTACTTGACATCGTACTCACAACAGTGAACTCAACTGTTATATCTTCTGTTGAAAACTGCGTACCTACAGTAACCCCTTCTGCACTGTTAAAATTACCTTTTTGTGTTGTTGTTAAAAATTTATTTGTAGGTGTATTAATTTTTGTTCCATTAATTTGGATATATTTTTCTGTCACATAACCGTCTGTTGAAGGTATTACAGTACTACCGTTTATAGGAGACGTTAATGTATTGTAAAAACTATTTGTAGAAGATGATGTTAAATTCAAATCAAAGGATTCTGCATTAGACTTGATCATTCCATTCTTATTTTTAAACAGCAAATAATTGTCTCCTTTAGAGTAACTATCAGCAGATAAGTCACCATCAGGAAATTGGATATTTACCCCATTAAGAGTTAGGTTGCTACTAGCATGTGTAACTTTACCTTCTAAATAATCCTCTAACATCAAGTAACGTACTACTAAATCAGTAGTAGGTAAGTTTAAAGCTAAGGGGCTAGAAGAATCTGTGGCTATGTCTGCTAGTAATAGTTCTTTCTTGAATACTTGAATATTCTGTATAATGCCTTTAAATCCATGACACATATAATCCATAGCTAACCCATAGCCTCTGTTCCTCGAGCCTACAGTGGCTTTGTAAGTTGAAGCCATAGGGAATGTAGAAGTCATGGTCATAGTAGTTCCTACTTGAATACCTTGACGATAAACTTTAACAGTATTCCCGTCTGAGCTTATAGTTAAGACATAACGCTCTGCCGCTAGTAAAGGAACTACTTCTATATCAATATCTGAAGGGTTATTAGGTGAAGTAGCATCTACTAATATAGTTCTATTAGTATCACCTACGTGCATTAATGCAATACTAGCTTTAGTGGAAGTATCTGTAATTTCAAATAGAGTAGAAGTTGGTAGTAAAGAATTCTTTATTAAAGTATTCCTCCAAGAATTTGAGGAAATGCTTGAGGTAATTCTACGGTCTTCTGGATCAGTTGCTAAAAGTATACTGAATCCGTTTGTACTGTAAGTAGAGGAGTTTATAGCGTCTGATATGTCAAGAACTGAACCACTATTAAACCTATTCTCATCTGTATGAAAAGCTATTCTCTTAGCTTTTAACGTAGATGAACCGTCTGAAGTCGCGCTTGTATCTTTGTTCCAGTTAAATTTCCATTCATTTACTGAGGTATCCCAACGGTATCTCCCTGCATTTACCGTTACAAGGTTTTCTAAGCCCTGCTCTTCACCAGGAGTATGGAACATATTACTTCTAGTTAAGTCTTTATCAAAGGCTCCCATAAACATACTACTATTTAAGCTTACAGTGGTAGCGTTGAATCCAGATATTACTCTTTTACATGTAGCACTATCGGGAATACCGTCTAGTCTATCTATTTTAACTGAATTAACTAAACCTTCCTGATTAACTCCCTTAACCTCACTCCTAATATAATCTGAGTCATTATAATTTAAATTTATTATTTGAGTTGATACAGTATAACCATCTAAAGTAACCATTGTATTGATTGTATTGCCTAAAGCTAAAGTATTAGCTACATTTCCCTTTATGTAAATTAAATAATCACCATTGGTAGATTCTACTAAGTGTAATCCTGACCCGTATCCTATAGTGGTTAATGTATTAGTTTTACTGTACCTTTCAGTACTTCTAAATTTTAGGTTTAAACTTCTCCTTAGTTTATCAGCACTGTAAGTATTTAAATTTGCAGACTGTAAAATCCAAATATCGTATTTACTCAAGTACATTCCACAATTACCACTTAGGTACAAAGAGTTGGTTAAAGTTGTTATTGTACTATCGTCAGAGTTAAACCACCTACATTTATTAGAAACATCGCTTAAATTGATAATGAATTGATTAGGGTTTAATGACGACCCTATAAATGTATTGTAATTAGTCAACGTACCTACAGTTAAGTTTGAAAGGTTCCAGCTTACACCGCCATTAGAAGAGTAAGTAATTTGATCATCATTCGATACCCATACAGTATTATCAGTACTGTATACGTGAAGTCCTCCCCCAACATTAAGCCCTAATGTACTGTTAGTAATAAAACTGATTACAGCACTTCCTAATGGATCAGTAATCTTACCTATGCCATCACTTCTTAAAAAGTAAATAGAGCCATCATCATCTCTACACAAGGTATTCAGATGAGATGATCTCATTGCTCCTATTGGCAGAGAGGGAGTAGTTCCTTTATCCCAACCATAGAAAACTGTATCATCTATATTCGAAGTTAAACATATAGCACCATTACCTCCTATTATATCGAAGTTAATTGTGTATTCAGAATTATAAGCTATATTCTGAATAAACTTAGTACCTGTTGATTCTAAATTACTGTAAATTGTATTAAATGCTAGAGGGGATAGTTCCTTGTCTGTTAAATCCTCGTGATCTACATCAGTGTTATTAGGTAATGTAACATGACATGTCTTAACACACCTTTTTGCAGTTTTTGATTGACTAGTTATATTATGGTTTAAATCATAATCAAAAGCATTGCCGTGTAAGCTTAGATCATACCTTGCAGTACCTGTATTACCAGATTTAGAGATATAAAACACATGCTTATCTGACTCTCCATAATCAACGTAAGTAGGG